GAAAGAAGTTGAAAAGGCGTTGGCTGGACTTTGGGAAAAGCCGAAGGGCGACTTAACACTCGCACCCATTACAGACAAACGTACTGCGAAAACGGGTAAATCCACGCAGCAGTTGGCGAATGAGTATTTCAAACGTAAGGAGGGGTAGATGGTACAGCAGGAGATGTTTACAGAAACAAAGAAAGCAGGGGAGATGACACAGTTTCCTTGGGTTATACGCGGAGATTGTGGCGCTCAGATTGCTGAGTTGAAATCAGAGATTGCGATGTTGCGAGGTGAAATCCGCGATATGCGTAAGTTAGTTAGACAACAGGATGAATAGGAGGCTCAGACAAGTAAATGACACAGTAAATCTATGGCAATTTTATATCGAAATAACGAAAAACAAATAACAAAACGACAAACAAAGGAAACTATCATGTCAAACTACAAATATATTATCCACCAACCTGAAGATAAGATTCTGATTATCCCTGGGCGACTCGGTTCAAACCCGGTGCGTATGTTCAATGCGAAGAAAGATGATTATGGTAACGAGAAGTACGAGGCCACCATTCTCTTTGACCAGAACAACGAACGCTACAAAGGTGCGGCGGGTGAAGTTCTGGCGGTGTGGAAGTCTCTGTTCTTCCCATTAATCAATGCAGAAACCAACGATGATTTGACAGACGCACAAAAGGCACGCATCCCAGTGCGTTCTGGCAAGGCTATCCTTGAAGCAATCCGTAAGAAAGCAAAACAGAATGGCGAGTACGACGAAGAAAACTTCATCACCGAAGGGGACTTGCTCGATACTTTGCAAACGCACATGAGCATGAAGGTGAAGGAGCACAAGGTTAATAAAAATCTCGGTATTGAGAATAAGATGGTTGTTCGTGATATTGACGGCAAAGACCTGACCGTGACCACACTTGGCAAATCCATCAAGGCCGGTGATTATGGTGATTTCCTTGTGCGATACTACACCATGGAAGCAAAAGGTGATAAACAAGCCTTGGTGGTGTTTCAACTTGTTGGTTTCCAGAAGACAGAAGATGGTGAACCAATTAAGATGGGTAAAGTCCAGACTGGTGCGGAACTGGCAAACAAATTCTTCAAGGCAAAGAAAGCTGTCGCTGCGTCAGCCGATGAGGCAGACACTTTGACTGAAGACGACCTTTCTTCTCTGATTGATTAGAGAAGACACGAAATGGCTGGGGGTCGAGGCACTCCTTTTGGTTCGGTTGCACATTCCTTAGAACCTCCCCTCAGTCGTCCCTGCGGTGTCAAAAGCCGCAGGGACACCCCTTCATTTACATTTAGCCGGAGCTGACGGATGCAAGTTGACATCGACTTTGAGACACGTTCCCATGTGGATATTAAGAAGTGCGGCGGCTGGCGATATGCAGAAGATAAAAGCACCGAAATCATCTGCTTATATTACACGATTGATGACAACCCCATAAAAGGTTGGCATCCATTGCTGGGCGAACCTTTCCCACAAGATTTGCGCGACGCTGCGGAGAATAAGAACGCTATCTTTTACGCACACAATGCTTTCTTTGAGCGGTGCATCTGGCGGGAAAAGCTGACCAAAGGTTTAATCTATTTCATAGAAGACAGATTCACCCCTCTGACACTACCAGACATTCCACGCTCGCGCTGGATGTGTAGTGCCGCAGTCGCCTCCGCTCACGCACTGCCCCGTAAATTAGAAAAACTCTGTCAGGCGCTTAAAACCGCCGCCCAGAAGGACATGAGTGGCAACAGGACAATGTTAAAGATGTCCAAGCCGCGCAAGCCCACGAAGAATGATAAGTCGCTGTGGCACCATAAGCAGGAAGATTTTGAGAAGGTGTATCAATACTGCGCCGATGACGTTGAAGCAGAACACGCATCTTTGCAGGAAGTAAACCCTCTGTCACCCAGAGAGCGCCTTGTGTGGGCAGTTGACCAATGTATCAATGACAGGGGTGTTCAGGTGGATGTTGAGCTTGCTGAGGCCGCTATGCGGATTCACAAGGCTATGATTAAACGCTACAACACAGAGATTGCAGAGCTAACCGGCGGTGAAGTAACCGCAGTGTCTCAGGTGGCAAGATTACTGACGTGGTTTTCGGGGCAAGGCCTGACCGTCAACTCTGTGGACAAAGATGCGTTGGAAACCATCATTGCAAACGAAGCATTGCCAGAAACCGTCCGGCGCGTGGCACAGTTGCGGCGTGAAGGAAGTAAGACTTCTGTTGGCAAATACGCCGCAGCATTGCGTGCCGCAGACAGACCTGGGCGGGTGCACGATTTGCATCTGTATCACGGGGCTGCAACCGGAAGATGGGCTGGCAAACTCGTGCAGACACAAAACCTACCTCGCGGCGTACTGGCTTCAGAAGAAGCGATGGAAGACGCAGTTGCCGCAATTAAAGCTGAAGACATTGATGCCATTCTTGAAATGGGGCAGGTGTCCACAATTCTCAGTTCAGCCATCAGGGGGATGTTTATTGCCGCTCCAGACCATGATTTATTTGTGGCTGACTACGCTGCCATTGAAGCCAGAGCCTTGATGTGGCTGGTGGGTGACGAAAACGCACTGACCATCTTCCGTTCAGGGCAGGACATCTACAAAGACATGGCGGCGACCATTTACAGCAAGAAAGCTGAGGATGTCACTAAAGACGAACGTCAGCTCGGCAAACAGGCCATTCTCGGCCTTGGCTACGGCATGGGTTGGGCGAAGTTCCTTGAGACTTGTGCCGGGTACGGCATGGATGTGACCGAAGAACTGGCTAAGAAGGTTGTGGACGTATTCCGCAGCAAGTATTTCCGCGTGAAAGCATTTTGGTATGCGTGCGAAGAAGCTGCAATTAAAGCCGTTGAAACAGGTGTGCCGCAGACGGTTGGTTATGTTACTTACCGCGTCAAAGGTAAATTCCTTGAGTGCGTACTGCCCTCCGGTCGCCCGATTCGCTATTACAGGCCATCAGTGCGTCTGAAGGATACATCGTGGGGTGAAGAGAAAATGACACTTCATTTCTGGGGTACAGATAGCATGACGGGTCAGTGGGTTGAGCAAACGACATACTCGGGGAAATTGGTCGAGAATCTTACCCAGGCAGTCGCCCGTGACTTACTCGCGGAAGCCTTAATTGCCGTTGAAACCAGCAAAAAATACCTTCCGGTTCTTCACGTCCATGACGAAGTTGTGGCTGAGTGCAAGAAAGGCGAAGGTGACGTGCGCGAGTTTGAAGCATTGATTTCTCAAGTACCCACGTGGGCTGAAGGATTGCCACTAGAAGCGGAAGGTTGGGTTGGTAAACGATACCGAAAATAGTGCTTGCATAGATGAAATTGTTTCGTTATAATGAAAAGGCAACGCGAACAAGGAGTTGAATATGAAAAGGGCAGATAGACTAATAGAGACCGGCGGCTGGGAGGCATTTGACAAAGACAGCGAATCTTGGCTGGCGATAGTAACGGACGAACAAAACCCTCTGTGGCTGAAAGATAGTGAAGATGGCGTACCGTATTATGGATATTACGACGGAAGTCAACCTTCTCAAGGCTGGGTGTCCCTCACGAACAACAAAAGCACAAACCCTAAGTTTTACCTGAGAGAAAAGACTCTCAAATTCATTGAGCGGCACATAAAATGGCAGAGCGATTTCATTGCAGCGCAAGGCGCTATCCTTGCCCATTTTCGGGAGCGGGTGCTTTGGTTGGCGGATGCGGCCAATAAGGATTTACCAGAACGCTGCCGCGAAGAAATAGGTGAGTTACTGGACACGTTAAATCAAATGGAGAACAGTAGGCGATGAGTGAATCTTTATTGCAACATTTCAGAAAGAACAAAGGTCTGACAGAAGACGCAGTGTTTCCTTTTGGTAAATACAAGGGTGACAAAATTGGCGATGTCCTCGATGAAGACCCGTCTTATATCAGTTGGTGGGCAGAGAATGTCAAAGAACACCCTTTGCACAAAGACATTGTTATGGCCGCAGAACACGAAGCGCGTCTTCAGGATGAACCATTTAACTTTGATGACAGTTGGGGGTGTAGATAATGCCTTTAGATAATAGCTTTGATTGGTCAAAAGTGAAACCCGTGCAAAAAGCACCTGTGTCGCCCCCGCAGTCTCGACCACTGCTGAACCCGTCTAAAAAATCCTGTGTGGCAGACATATCTTTCTGGGTGTTTGTGATGCTGCCTTTGTTGGCGCTCATTGCTTTACTGACGTTCGATTTTCTTTACTGGTTGGTGTATTAGTATGCCCGTCCTTGGAATTGACCCCGGCTCGTCTGGTTGTGCTGTTGTGCTGTCTGATGAAGGCGAACACTTGCAGCACTTTTATTTCAAGACCATGCAGAGTGGCAAGACAAAGCGGTTTGACATGATGAGTGCCAATTTTCATTTTGCTGCCTTGCAAGGCTATGACATCAAACGCTGCTTCGTTGAGAAGGTTGGCGCTATGCCTGGGCAGGGAGTGACATCCATGTTCAATTTTGGCTACGCCACAGGGTGCATTGAGGCTTTGGCTGTCACTTATGGCTTCCCATTCACACACATCACACCTGCAACATGGAAGAAAGAGTATGGCTTCACTGGTGCAGATAAAGACGCACCACGAGTTAAAGCCGCTTTGCGCTTCCCAAATGTGCCAGATATACATAAGAAAGCAAAAGGTCAGGCGTTGGCCGATGCAATCTTTATCGCGTATTCGGGAATGGGATGGAAATTCTAAGTCATATGGAGATTATGAAGATGGAATCAGAAGCCGAAGCACTGTTAGATGTTGCCTTACGAACAATCCGCGAACGGGGCAAAGAATACGGTTCAGCGATGCCCTTGTTCAATCAGGTGGCTGAACGCTGGTCGCTGACACTCAAAACCGATGTCACAGCCGCGCAGGTGGCACTGTGCATGATTGACATGAAAATTGCTCGAATCAACAACGGGTCAACAAAAATGGACAACGCGGTGGACATTGCAGGGTATGCTGCATTGTTGGCCGAAGCCCAAACCAACCCTCAAGCAAAAGGAGATAGACATGACTGAGGAAGTAGTAATGATTGGTGGTAACGCGATTGCACAGTTGCGTGCCTATATGGAAAAGATTGTGCGCCTTGAAGAGCAGAAAGCTGATATTTCTGCGGATATTCGTGACGTGTATGCAGAAGCGAAAGGCAACGGTTTTGATGCTAAAGCTATGCGTGTCTTAGCACGTAAGATTCTGAAAAACAGTTTTGAGGATGACGCAGAATTAGCAACAATGGTTGACTTCTACCGCGACAAAATTGAAGAAGCGGTGAAACAAGAACACGCCTATGAAGCCCGCTGCGCTGAGGGGGAGGGTGAATCCGCAGATCAGGATAGCAGTGAAATAACCACTTGATCGGCACTATACCTTGCCATTGGGCAGATACCTTCGTATGCCCGTATTTTAACTTGGCAGTTATTATAACTTGTAAAGTCCCCCGCACTCTCTAAATCATTTGACAGAGCCGTGGGGGACGAAGTTAGATCAAAGACCCCACAGGTCAAGGGGTTCCCAGTATTGGTGTTTCCGCAAGCGTGGCCGGAACTCAGTAACCCGGCAAAAGCAAAAGCGCAGGGGATACCATTTAAGGCTACTATCGAGCCGTTTGACGGAGTGCCATCCAGTCCAGTCACTGGGCGATACCTGTTCGCGGCGGTGGAGTAGAGGACACCCGCAGATGTAGAACTCAGCTTCACCAGAGCTGGCCACTTACCCGTATCTGTGGACGCAGAGGTATCTACAGTGTGTTCAGTGCCGACGGTCACAGTGCCGGTTAAACCGGTTACAGGGCAAATTCGGACATTATTACTACTGTCGTTGAAGGATACCGCCGCGAGAGTTGAGCTGAGAACCACTATGTCGGCGCACATATCGGTATTTTGAAGGGAGGAACTAACTGTTTGCGCGGTGTTCACCGTGTTCGAAGTGCCGAGGGCGGTTACAGTGTTAATAAAGATGCTGGTCTCTGCGGCGTTTTTATAACTGATGAGAACACTGGTGTCTGTGATTTTTTCAATTCGAGCCTTACGAGCTGAGGGGAGAACGTTTGATCCACTGGCAACTTCGATCGCCGTACACGCTAGTGTCGCCCCAATACCGGTCACATATCCAACGTACAGTTTATCTGTCGCTGCATTGTCATAAAATAAAAACGCAGCGGTTGAGGTGGTGAGGGCAACAATGTCTGACAAACCAACTGCGGTGTACCCCGTCAATAGGTTGGCCGCATTGGTAAAATCGGCAGAGTAATCCAGCGTGTAATCTGTGGATATGTCTTTTGCCAGGTAAAGAGAACCAATCGCAGTTCCCCCGTGACCCCCCACCCCAAAAACATATCCGTTTGGTAGAGGGCAGAGCATTGCCTGAGAATAGGTGGCGCTATTGACAATCTGAACCATGGGTGTGGCGGTGAATTTACGCCCACCGGAAGCACTAGATGCAGAATAAGTACGCGAGTAAGGCATTACACGATGTCCTTCGTATGCTTGAGTTGCAAGAACAGGTTTGCCGCTGAAGACGTACTGCTAACAGTGATTGTCACGTCATCCCCAGCGGCCACTGTAGCGTCGCTGAAAGTGTTGTCGTTGCTACTGGTGGTAGAAACACTCAGACTCGCAGTCTCAACACCGTTAATTTTGAGAGAAACACTACACGTCCCTGCGCTCACCTCACCAATAAAGTCTGTCAACGTGTGTGCATATTGTGCGTTGTAATACCACACATAATCTTGGTCGGCAGGAGTCTCAATGAACAGATCATGATACTCTGTTACTGCTGTGATACTACTGATCGCCAGAGGGACAGCCATCGTAATGGTGTTTGCCCCTGCGTCGCACACAAAAGCGTTATCTGTATCCACACTATTCCATTTCAGATCGTAGTCAAACCCGCCAAGGTTAAACTCAGCGCCGCTAACTGCGTATCTAATTCGCCCCGTACCATTGAGGCTATAAACCAGTCCCGCATCATAGTAGAGACCTGTGGTGGGATAGTTGGTAAACGCCAAAGACGGAGTGGAGCTTGCTCCATCCGCAAGGGTGCCAACAGACCCGGTTGCTCCTGTTGCACCTTTTGCCCCGGCCAGTTGAATGTTCCACGCCGCAATTGTGCCAGATCCCGCAGTTTCAGTTACGTTGACAGTTAGTGTTGTGCCAGAACGTGCTGTAACCTGCCCATACATATAATTCGTTGTTGGCGCAGCTTGGTCAGCAATGGTCACAAACGAACCTGCTAGATATGGCACTTCTGATGCCATTGTGAATACTTTACTGCCTGTACCAATCGCAATTGATGTTGTTGATGTTGTGGTGAGGCCATTGACAAAATCCGCCAAATAGTCATCCAGGATGGCTACATACCGGGGCAACGATTTCCCGGTGCCAGAAGTGACGATAGTGCTGTATCTTTGTGATGGGTCGGAACCCGCACCTATCAAGTCATCAGTATCGTAAGTAGTGCCGTTCGGGGTAATGACAGTCATGCTATTCTCTCCACCAGTGAAAAGGCTTTGGTGTTGTTGTTAAAAAAGTTTGCGCTCAAAGAACTCAAACCACTAAACCTTGCGGGGAATGACCGGCGCACCAGATATTCCACATCGTCTTTATCATAGACGAAATAAAGATTTCCATCAATGTCCACCTCCGCGTCAATATCAAACAAGGTGCTGAAGGCTTCCTCATCATTCAGGAAGTCCAGATTGAAATCTACAAAACGCTGGCCTTTACGTTTTTCAAACACGTCTGCGCCCCCACGAGCGGATTCAGATGTTGTGTTCGATCTGCGCCCAAAAGTCACCCCATAGCTCATGTTATACCGAGGTTCAAAGGTGGGGGTGACATAAAGCCCCATCAACTCAACATACCCATCCGTGTTTGCTGTGTCTGTGACGGTGATACGAATAAACTGACAACTCTGTGTCGTGTCAAGGATGTATAAATGCTGTTTCGGGAAATTGAACCGCGTGAAATCTTCGTCACTGTACTTACCCGTCCAGATACCGATTGACCCCCAGGAAAGCCCACCTCCGTCTAAAGGGTACACAAGGGGGTAGTAGTCTATTGTTCCGCTGTCA